GAGATCATTTAGAATTGATTCAATAAAACAAATTTATTCTAATCATACTTTAGTGACATTCTAATCTCAATTCAAATTAAGCAGGTTAAAATCCTGCTTTTCTTTACTAGAAAATATGACAAAACATATACAACAAACATATAAAGTTCTTGATGAAATATCACATATTCGTGCGAGAACTGGAATGTACGCTGGATCTGTCTCTAGACAATCTTCCATAGAATGGATTTTAAATAAAGAAATTAATAAAATGGAAAAGAAAGAAGTTTCTTATATTCCAGCATTTGTTAAAATCTTTTCTGAAATTCTTGATAATGCTATTGATGAAGGAAAACGAGCTCCGGAAACATTAAATCAAATTAAAGTTGATATAACATTTGATGAAATTTCTATTTCTGATAATGGTAGAGGGATTCCTGTCCAAATTCATGAACAAACAGGAACTTATATAGCTGAAACTGTTTTCTCTAATTTAAGGGCTGGTTCTAACTTCAATGATGATGAAGACCAATCTTTAATTGGAACAAATGGTGTTGGTAGTACCTTAACAAATGTTTTATCTTCAAATTTTAAAGTCGAATCGTGTGATGGTAAAAAGAAATTAACTCAAAATTTCTGGGATGGGATGAGGGAACGTTCAGAACCAGAAATAAAAGATTTTACAAAAAATGGAACTAAAATTACATTTACTCCTGATTATGAGTTTTTTAAGATTTCTGGAATGGATCAAGATCATACAGATAAAATCTATAAAAAGGTAATAGATGCAGCAGCATGTAACCTTAACATTAAATTTTATTTTAATGGTGATCTAATTAAATTTAAATCGTTTGATGATTATGTTGCTTTGTATGCTGATGAATATTTAACAGATTCTAATGAGAATTGGAATATTGGAATTACAAATTCTGATGGATTTGAACAAATTTCATTCATTAATTCTGTTGAAACATATCAAGGCGGAACTCATGTGAATTATGTGATGGATCAAATTACAGCCAAATTGCGAGAGCACTTTAAAAAGAAACATAGAGTTGATGTGAAACCGTCAGACATTCGTAATCATATTAGAGTGTTTATTTTTGGTACTTTAAATCGTCCTAGGTTTTCTTCTCAAACAAAAGAAAATATGATTTCTCCATCATCAGAATGGAAAACTGCTTGGACAGTTTCTGATAAATTTATTAAAGCTATTTTAAAAACTGATATTGTTCAATCAATATTGGATTGGATTTCAGCTAAAGAAAAAGCACAATTGATGGCTGATCTTAGAAAGGCTAATAAAAATCTTGACAAATCTGATCCAAAAAGAGTTGAGAAGTTTCATGATGCTTCAACAAAACAGAGAAATGAAGCTATTTTATTATTAGCAGAAGGTGATTCTGCTCTTTCTGGTTTATTATCAGGTAGGGATCCAAAAACTATGGCTTGTTTTCCTCTTCGAGGAAAACCAATTAATGTTACGCCAATGGATTTAAAAGATATTCTTGAAAATAAAGAATTTAAGAATATTATGACAATTACTGGATTAAATTTTGCTGAGAAAGTAAAATCTATTGAAGATATTCGATTTAGAAGAATTATTATAAGCTCAGATCAAGATCTTGATGGTTATGGTATTCGAGGATTATTAATAAATGCATTTTATAAATTCTGGCCAGAACTTTTTGATTTAAAGGTTATTTGTATTTTAAATACACCAATTGTAAAGGTTAAAATGAAAGGTAAAACACTAAGTTTTTATTCTGTAGATGATTTCCAAGCATGGAAAGATGAACATAAAGGCGAAAAATATGAATCAAAGTATTTCAAAGGATTAGGAACAAGTTCTAGTTCAGAGTGGAAAGATTATCTTTCAAATTTAGAACAAAATCTAGAAGTTGTTACAACTGAAGGGTTATCTGATTTGGATATATTTAATTTACAATTTTCAAAAGATTCAGGAATGACAGATAAAAGAAAAGAATGGTTGGGAATAGGTGATAATGTATGAAAGAATTAACAATTAATAAGTTTTTTGATACACAATACAGACCTTATGCAAATTATGATAATGAGAGGTCTATTCCGAATCTGATAGATGGTCTTAAAATTTCTCAAAGAAAAGTTTTATATACTTGTGTTGAGAAAAATATTACATCAGAATATAAGGTTGCCCAATTAGGTTCTTTGACTGCAAATTATTCACAGTATCATCATGGCGAACAAGGATTATCTAATGTTATATCAAATATGGCTCAAGATTTTGCTGGATCAAATAATCTGAATTGGTTAGACCCAATCGGTCAATTCGGTTCAAGATTATCTCCTGTTCCAGCATCACCAAGGTATATTTTTACAAAGTTATCAAAAAATTTTAGAACATTCTTTAAAAAAGAAGATGATATTATTTTAGAATATTTGTATGAAGATGATGATAGAATTGAACCTAGATTCTTTGTTCCTGTTCTTCCTGGGATTTTATTGAATTCTTCACAGGGTATTGGTACTGGATTCGCTTCAAATATTCTTGCTAGGAATGATAAAGAATTGGCTGACTATATAAAGGCAAAATTGTCTGGAAAATCTACTTCTAAATTTAAATTGTTGCCAAACTTTAGAAATTTTAAAGGAAATGTTAAACATGTAGAAGATACGAAATATCAAATACAAGGGTCATTTCAGCGTGTTTCAGCTACGCAAATTAAAATCATAGAGTTACCTATAGGAATGTATTTAGACGACGCCAAGAAGCATTTAAATAAGCTGATTGACGCTTCATTTATTAAAGATTATGATGATAATTCTACAGAAGAATGTTTTGATATTGATGTGTATTTTCAGCGAGGCATTCTAAATACAATAGATGATGAAACATTATTAGATAAATTAAAATTATCAACAACAATAACAGAAAATTTAACTTGTTGGTTAGAGACTGGAAAAATTCGTAAGTTTACTGATGTTAGAGATATAATTGATTATTTTATTGAATTCAGATTAAAAATATATACAGATAGAATTGTTAAATTATTAGAAATTGTTGAACAAGATATTATTTCTGAAAGTGAAAAGATTAGATTTATAAATTATTATTTAAATAATGTAGATTTATTTAGAAACGCTAATAAAATAGAATTAATTGAAATCTTTAAAAAAGAATCATTTAACATTAATATGTTGGAATTAAAAATATATAATTTGACAAAAGATAAAATTAATCAACTAAAAACTTCATTAAAGAATTTATCCGAAAGAAAGGCTGAATTGTTAGAAACCACAAACTTAACTTTATATACACAAGAATTGGAGTCGTTATGATACCTGAATTTACACAACAAGAACTTACTGAATTAAAATTGAGATTTAATGATGTTAGGGTAAACGAAACATTACAGAATGCAAGTATTGTTCACACACTTTCGAGTGGAAGGATGATTTATGGATATGTTAATGAGAATCAAGTATTACAAGTCAAATCTGTACAAAATTATTTGTGTGGATAAATGTGCTTGACTAATATATGAATCTATAGTATAATATTATAAAGTAAACATAAAATTGATGAATAAGGTATAGTATGGGTGTGATGATTATAGATTTTTCGCAGGTTGTTATTGGTGGTATACAATCTGCAATGGCTTCTACAAGAACTAAAACGATGGATAAGGACTTATGTCGTCATCTAATATTAAATTCTATTAGAGCTATTGTTTTTAAATTTAAAAGAGATTACAACGAAATTGTAATTGCTTGTGATTCTAGAAAGTATTGGAGGAAAGAAGTATTTCCTTATTACAAATCTGGAAGAAAGAAGAGCAGAGAAAATTCTGATATTGATTGGGAATTGTTATTTGAAGTTATGACAGAAGTTAAATCAGATCTAAAAGAAACCTTTTCATATAAATTGATAGAAGTAGAACGTGCTGAAGCTGATGATGTGATTGGAACATTGGTGCCAAGATTATCTGTTCATCAACCAGTTCTTATTATTAGTTCTGATGGTGATTTTAAACAATTACATCAATATCCAAATGTAAAACAATTTAATCCTATGTTGAAAGTATTTGTTAAATCTGCTGATCCGCACTTAGAATTAAAAGAAAAGATTTTAACAGGAGATAAGGGTGATGGTATTCCTAGTTGCCTTTCAAATGATGATGTATTTGTTCTTAATATTAGACAAAAACCATTAACAGCAAAAATTAAAGAAAAATTATTAACTGAGGATTTTAGTAATCCAGGAATTGATTATTATAGAAATATTCAAAGAAATAAATTATTAATTGATTTGACTATGATCCCTCAAGATATCAAATCAAAAATTGTTGAAGAATATGATATAGAGCAAACTGGTTCAAAAAATGCAATAATGAAATATTTTATCAAACATAGATTGAATATGTTGTTGGAGTGTATTGACGAATTTTAAATAAATATAATAAAAACATACTCACAGGAGTGTTCTATATTGAAACGGTATTTAAAAGAAGTTTATAGCGAAGAAGAACATGATGGATTTGGATTTACATTAGATGACAATAATGAATTAGATGTAGCTCCATTTACATATAAGAAAAAAGAAAAACCAATTGAAACACATGAATTAGGATTGAAGTATCATGTTATAACATATAACGAAATGTCGGATGGTTCTATTTCTAAGTTAGAAATGTTTGAAGCGATAATTGGAAATCCATGGCATTATATTGGTGGATTAATAGAATGTGGATTTTTTGGTATGATATGTAAAAAGACCAAAAATTCATATAAGATTGTTAACGATATGTTTGAGGATTTATTGGAACATGTTGACATTGATGATGATTTTAATGAAGCAACGGAGTAATAATATGGCAATTAGAAAAAGAAACCCTTTAAGAACAAGAAATGATAGAATTAAATTAAAACCTTTAACATTAACACAATTATCTGAACTTCGAGATAAATCTTCAAGACCGAAAGATAAAGATAAAATTCAACGTAGAATTAATAATCTAAATTCTAAGTAAAAAAAGAGGGGAGTTTTATGCTCCCCTTCTATCATTTAAATAAAGACCTAATAAAAGATAATATTTCGTGATCAAAATCTATATTAATTCCATTTTGTGATTTATTTTTCTTTGAATATTGTTTTCTCTTACTTTCTTTTAACATCCTTTTAAAGTCTACAGTCCTGTCTCTTTCCATTTTCCCTTTCAATCTAGAATTGGGATTTTGTTTCCTTCCAAATTACTCATAATATATATTTTCTAAAATATACAGTTAAATCCTGGCGTGATATGTGCTGTATCTAAATTTGCTGTACCATCAGAATTAAATAAGTTTAAATCTTTATTTAAATGTACATCTGGTTTACATTTAACAGTTGTATCTGGTGCTAATCTGTATGTACAACTATCAATTAATAGTCCAAACATAATAATACAAAGCCAATTTTTATTAAAATCCATCTACCTTTGTTTTAGGTGTCGATTCAGCTACAAACACACCAACAATACCAAACAATACAGCTAATCCATTTATAGTTGCATTCCAAGTTTCATCAGGGATATGTTGTCCTATTAATGCCAATAACCCACAAATCGCAGCATGAGATGAAGGTTCTCTTAGTCTATGAAATATATATAACACTTTACCTGCAATATCGTCCATCATTTTACTCCTATATTAAAAACCATTGTACTTCCCTCTATTTAGTAAATACAATTTTTCGTGTAAAAGTAAAGGTTGATTATGAATATATATTTTAAATGTGTGTTTTATTTTTTATTATTTTTTGGTGTTGAGGGGTTTTTGTTGCCAAAC